TCACCGTTACGAGGGCGACGACGGCAACGCGTGTCAACAGCAGCGGTTTGATTGAATCGGTCGCATCGGGAGTGCCTCGTATTGACTGGCTGGGTCAGTCTTGCCCTGCGCTGTTGGTGGAGCCGAGTGGGTCAAACGGCATCCGCAATAATTCAATGGTTGGGGCAAATGTCAGTACAAACGCGCTGCCGACAAATTGGCTCACAACATTAAATGGATTATCACGTCAAATTATTGCTATCGGAACGGAAAGTGGAATCGATTATATTGATATTAAACTTTCTGGCACGGCAAACAACACGGTGGCAACTATAGCACCAGAATCATCTACTCAAATTGTTGCGGCATCAGGTCAGACTTGGACAAATAGTGTATATATCAAAATAATAAGTCAACCATCGCCTCCATCCTCTTATTCTTTAGCGTTTAGGGAAGGTACATCAGGAGGTAGTTTTGTAAATTCTGGCTCAAGTGCTATAACACCAACAACGACATTACAGCGTTTGTCTGCGACCAGAACGCTTACTGGTGCAACAACGGAGAGAGTACAACCTCAGATAAATTTTGCATTAGTCAGCGGCTCAACCTATGACTTTACGGTTCGCATCGGTTGGCCACAAATGGAGCAGAGTTCGGTCGCTACTTCACCCATCCCCACAACGACAGCAGCAGTCAGCCGTGCCGCGGATGTCATCATCGCATCGGGGGCGCTTGTTAGTGGGCTGATAGGCCAAACCGAGGGGACGATGTACTGCGAGTTTGAGGCAACAAATGACGCATCAACCCGAAGGCTATTGACGCTATCGGATGGCAGTCAATTAAACCGTATTATGTTGATATACATAAGTGGTCAGTGGAGAGCGCAAATTCAATCCACGTCTATTCTTCTTGGGAATCTTACCAGCGGGTATCACAAAATTGCTTTTGCGTATCAGCAAAATGGAGTAAGCGGAAATTTGTTTGCAAGTGTTGATGGCGGTGCAGTAGTGAGCGGAACAAGTGCTACATTTATCACATCTTTGACGATGGTAAACCTTGGAAAAATTGAAGACACAGGTAGTTCTTCGTTTTTAAACGCCCGCATCCGCGCCGCCGCACTCTACACAACACGGCTATCTAACGACCAACTTGCCGAATTAACCCGACTATAAATGCCGACATTCCGCAAATACGCCTTCCCCAATGAAGCGACATTCACCGCGCTACCAGTGCCGCAAGGCTTCGCCGTGCCGCTGGGTGAAATAGAGGGCGCGTACTGCGTCGACATACTTTGGGATGCAGAGCCTGACATCGCATACAAGCCGTATGAGGTCTATCCAAAGCCAATAGGTGTCCATACATTTTTAGGTTGGGATGAGCAGTACACGACCGACTACAACGCAAACAAATGATAGACTTCTTGAAATCCATCGGCATCAACATCGGATTGACCATCGCAGGCTTCGCAGGTGCGCTCCTGCTTGCACCTCGTATGAAGAACTGGAAAATGCAGCTGATCGCCGTCCTTTCAGGCACGTTATCCGCAACCTACATCGCGCCTGTGATCATCGGCATCCTAAACATAAAAGCGCCGAACATCGAGTACGGCCTCGCCTTCATCGTTGGCTTTTCAGGCGTCAAGATCACGGAGGTGCTGGAAGTGCGAATCTTGAAGCTACTCAAGACACCAACCAAACCATAGCCATGAAAATAACCCGACACGCAGCGAATGTTCACACCTTCGACTGCGAAGGGAGGGAGGCGGAGTTTCTGCTCATCAGCGACCTGCATTGGGACAATCCACACTGCGATCGTGATCTACTAAAAAGCCACCTCGACGAAGCTGTGCGCCGCAACGCCAAAGTCATCATGAACGGCGACACCTTCTGCCTTATGCAAGGCAGAGGCGATCCACGCAGAGGCAAGGATGAGATACGACCTGAACACAACAAGGGCAACTACCTGCAAGCCGTCGTGAACGACGCTGTCAAATGGTTCAAGCCATACGCCAAGCACATCGCCTTGATTGGCTACGGCAACCACGAAACGAGCGTCATCCGCAATGTGGAGTTCGACGTGTTGCAAATGTTTGTCACCATCATGAACCACGAGAACGGCACCGACATTCAAGTCGGCGGCTACGGTGGTGCAATCCTGTTTGGCTTCAACACGAACAAGGCTGCGAACCACTGGTACAGGTGGGCGATGCACTACTACCACGGATCAGGCGGAGGTGGCATAGTCACCAAAGGCACGATCCAAGACCAGCGTATCATGGCGATGCTGGAGGGCTACGACTGCACTTGGCAAGGCCACGTCCACGAACTATACCACCACATTAACATGGTGCAGTACATCAACCGCAACAACTACCAGATTAGCCAGAGGCCGCTACACCAAATCCGAACTGCGACTTACAAGGAAGAATACCAAGGCGGAGTGGGAGGCTTCCACGTTGAAAGGGGCAGACCACCAAAGCCATTGGGCGGATATTGGATGAAGCTGAAGTTTGTCTGGGCGAACAAAGGCCAGAAGCCACAGCAGTACATCGATGCAGCCTTCACGACTACCAGCACCCGATAGGGTGCGAAGTGCAGAGCGCAGGAATGCATTGTACCTTATGGGGTGCAGAATCGCTGCATATTGTTACTTTTATGACGCATAAGTCAATGTATAGCTTGACAATCAGAGCAGCAAAGTAAACCTATAGGTTGACGCTATAAAGTGGCAGCCAATTCGGATGGTTGCCGAATTATAGATTTAATTCTACCGATTTCGGTGGGATTGTTTGCGATATGTAGCGAAAAGTGCTACTTCTTGCAAAAGTTTACACTATGACTTGAAGTGCCAGATTGGCACCTTGCACAAAATCAGGGCAAATGTGATTTATCTTTGTCACAAAATAAGGGCAACATGCGCACCATCAAATACCTCGTAGTCCACTGCACCGCGACACCGCACTCAACTACAATCGATTCGATCCAAAACTACTGGCGGACAAACCTGAAGTGGAAGTCACCCGGCTACCACAAGGTCGTCAAACCCAACGGCGAAGTCATCACGCTGGCACCCGATGACACCGTGTGCAACGGCGTGGCCGGCTACAATTCGGTGAGCCTTCACATCAGCTACATCGGCGGCGTTGACAGTCGAGGCAACCCGGTTGACAATCGCACGCAAGGACAGAAAGACGCACTCTCACAGGTCCTGCACGAATGGCGCGCCAAGTACCCAGCGGCTAAAATCCTCGGCCACCGTGACTTTCCGAAAGTAGCCAAAGCCTGCCCATCGTTCAATGCTGCCGAGGAGTACGCTCATATTTAGCCTCCTGCTTTTTGGCTGCTGCCGAAAACCTGCGGAGGTGATCCGCACGAGCGCCATCGTCCACACCGACCGGCAAGTAGTGACCGCTGGCAGCTTGACCGAGTTGACGCTTCCTGACCTGTGCGACAGTGCCGGGTTTATACGTCGCTTCACTTTGCGCGACAGTGCGAAAACAAGCGTTTTAAGCGTGTCAAATTCAGGCAGTGGTATTGTCATACGCCTGCGCAGAGATACGGTCGTAGAGCGCTTAATAATGCGTGACACGACAATCGTAGAGCGCACTGTCGTCGTTGAGCCGAAGAAGCGCAAAAGCAGGTGGCCGATACTGCTTGTTGGGGCGATTTTGGGACTGCTCGCCAGCGTCGTTTTGTTCGCAAGGTTGAGGTAAGCGCGGAAAATCAAGGCTTGGAAATCGTGGGCGTTGGACAAGTTTTGTCCAAAAGTGCGTTTGCGCGCTAAAAACGCAGAAAAAAAAAATTAAAAAAAGTTTGGTTTGTATATATATATGTATGTATATTTGCATACAATCAACCACCAAAAAATACACACCATGAACCACCTCAATCAACAACTTCCAATTTTTTACGTAGGCACTCAGCCTGATACTTGCCAAGCAGGATGCAACAAAGTCAAATTTATACACTTTGACACCTACTGCCCTTATATGAATTGGGTAGAGGTAGAAGTGAAAGGCTACCGCCTCCTTGTAGATGCAAGCCAACTTACCAACCTCACGAATCGTTAACCCCTTTAACCAACCCACCCCATGAACCACGACATCATCAGTTACACACCGATCACCCTCGACAACGGCATCGTCGTTGAGGCCTACATCCACAAGCTGCCGAGCGGACTTTACGCAATGCACGCGGACTATCCTTTCACTGCAAACAGCAACCCGACGCGAACACGTCAAATTGTAGACGCGCTATTTCGCAGCCAACACCGCGACTGGTTCCGATTCATCCGCTTCCAACGATCATCAACACCTCTACCAATGCCAACCTTAAACCCAACCAAACCATGAACTTCATCCCTGCATACCTCTACGCGTGGCATCGCCACATCCGCTACATGCTGGAGCGAACCGCGACGCCTTCATCCAGCGAAACCAAGAAGCCGCTGACGTTCAACTACGAACTCTACGGCCGATACCTTCAAGCACGTCAAACCCTTCTAAACCAAATCTAACAATGCAAAGACCACCAACACTATGGGATCGCATGAGCGCCGAAACCCGCGCAGCCATTGAAAGCTACGAACTTCCGCACAGCAGGGAGTTCTGCATCGAGTTCCTGACAACCAACTACTTCTACACGCAGTGTACCTTCAACGAAATACAAATGCTGCTGATAGTGCTTGGTAAAGACCGCACATTGTCTAACTTCCTAAACCTATTCTACTAATGAGCAACCTACTCCTGATCATTCCATTCCTGCTAAGCATGGTCTACATGATGGCAGACTTTCATGACCGCTGGTGGTGGTACATATCATTCTGCGCACTGCCTGTTATTTATTTATGTATATTTGCGTACCTAAAGAAAAACAATGAACTCAACGAAGAAGATGACACCTACACTTTCTAACCAATCCAAAATGCAACTTACTTCCGTCTACTGCGAGGCTGACACCCTCACCCTATGCCGGGCGCGATTTGGCAGCATCCGCGCCGCGTTGAACTTCGCTGCAAACCAACCAACTAAACCAAATAAACCAACAAAAAATGATTCACAGTAAAATAATTGAATGCATGCGAGAGGTTGGTGCCATCGGTAAAAACAAAACCAATCAACAGCAAGGTTACAAATACCGAGGCATCGAGGACTTTATGAACGCCTGTCATCCAATTTTCGCGAAGCACGGAGTGTACGTGCAAACCAAAATCGTTAATGTCAGCCGAGAGGACAGAGTGTCAAATAAGGGCAGCGCACTCATTTACACAATGATGACCGCACAGTTTACATTTATAGCCGAGGATGGCAGCAGCGCAACAACCGAGGTCGTCGGTGAAGGCATGGACAGCGGTGATAAATCAGCGAACAAGGCACTGTCGGCTGCATTTAAATACGCTCTCGCGCAGTTAATGGTAGTACCCTATGCAATGATTGACAGCGAAATTGAATCGCCAATAGTAGCTGCAAAAAGCGACGACCTGCAAAACCTACGCGTCAAGTACGGTCAAATGCTGATGGCTAAGGTCAGCGATCCCGATCAGCGATACAAGCTGGAGGCACGCGAGAACTGGGATGCGGCGAAGTACGAATCCGGAATCAAATACCTTTCAACCCTTTAACCAACCAAACCAATGAACTTAACAGAAAAGTACAACATTAAAGCAAATCAGTTTTATAGCGCATTGCGCAGTCGAGGTTCTATGACAATGAACGAGGCCTATGAATGTCTGAAAACAACTTCTGCCGGGCAGGATAGAGATGGCATGACATCAGAGGCGATTCATTTTTTTATCAAATACGGATTAGCCGAAAGGTCACAAAATCGGCTAATCTTTATTGATGTCAAAAATTCAAAGAAAACAATCGCTGCGCTGGCTGAAGAACTAACGCAGTTAAAAAAAGATTATCAGGATAAGTACCCAAAGAGAGGCAAAAAAATTAAGCCACAAGACATCGTGCAGCCTACGCTATTCACCGAATCAGTCATGCGCGAGCAAGAGCGACCAATCGTAACGGCTAACGACCAGCTGATTCAGCGCATCGAAGCGTTGGAGGCACGACTAAACAAGATCACCACCTTATTCCAAAACCTTTAACCCAACCAACCAATGAACAACGAAACAATCACCTTCACCCCACTGCCGAAAAAGGCAATGACAGACCAACAATTCAAGCTGGAGCTATCGCGCTTCAGCATCAAGCAACGCGAGGAGCGTGGCCGCTTCAACTACGAACTGCACCAGATGAAGATGCGCTTTAAGTCTTCGCAGCTGAAGGACAGAGAGGCCTTCATCAACGCACTGAAAGGAGGCGACCAATGCTGACGCTACCCACCAACATCGACAGGGCCGACATCGACGCCTTCGTCAACCTGATCACCACGCAGGTACTCGATGGTGACATTGATCCACTGGCCGTTCACATCCGCTGCAAGGCGGTTGTGAAGGCAATGGAAGCCATTATCGAGCGCACGGAAGAAGTAGCCAAAGACGCAGCCGCGATGCACGGCAAGGGCGAGTTCGCGTTCGCTGGTGCCAAGGTAGTGCTGCGTGAACCACGCGACGTGCCTGACTTTGCGCAGGATCCAGTCTGCGTTGAGTTGACCGAACGCTTGAAGGCTCGGCAAGAGCTGGTCAAGACTGCATTCCGAATGGCTGCAACCGCTGCCATCGTTGATCCCGAAACTGGCGAGGTCGTGCCAGTTGTGCCTGTGAAGCCATCCAAGACCACGCTAACCGTTACCTTCCGATGAACACGAAAGAATACAAGAAGTGGGTGCTGGGACTGAGTACCAGTGACCTGAAGTTCGAATACGAAGCCATGCATTGGGTGGCTTCGTTCGGATCCTGCGATGAAGTCAAGCGCATCGCAGCCGAGAAAATGAACGTTGTAGCCTTAGAAATGCAAATCCGTAAAACCTTTGAGTCATGAGCTACAAACGCTACACCATGAAGTGCGCAGCAGGATCATACTACGCACAAAGCTGGCTCGGATTAGGCTGGCAGATTTTCACCCACCGCCTGTCGCACCTGTTCAAAGGCGAAGGCTTCATCGACTAAACCCAACCAAACCATGAGCATAGAACGCAAATTTTCACAACACTACGACATCCCACATAACGGTGGACGCATGGACATTGAAGTCCACATAGAGTACGAATCGACCAACTGGACTGAAGACAGCACTGGCGACATCGACATCCTCGACGCTTATTTGTCAAGTTTTAAGTACATAAAACAGGACATGACGCCAACCGAAGTCAAAGTTGGGGAAATGCCGCCAGTGCTGTTCGAGTGGAAGAAAGCCGTCATGAGCGACGCTGAAGCCGAGAGCGCACAGGCGTGGCTGGATCAGACACCGCTGGACTTCTTCTACGATGCCGCCTTCGAAAACGAATGCGAGGAATGGAACGCACCACCACTATTTTTACAACCTTAACCCAAAAAACAATCTAAACCCAAACCAAATTATGAGTACATACCAAAAGAAAGACGGCGATATCAGCGTCTTC